GAGTATGTACTTGCCGGATGTCTCTTCTTGGGTGGCATAGCCTATCCTGTAACAAAGAATGTCGGCATCTATAAGTATCATAATGTCTCTCCTCAAATGAAAAAGAGCCGTCCTTGGCTCTCTCTCGTAACTTACAGTGCTTCTGCTTCAATCTCCATCGCAGTCGCTGGGCCGAGAGTGGAAGACTGACCGTCTCCATCCTTGCCGTAAATGAGCATATCTGTGATGAACAGCTTTAACAACTGAGCTGAACGTCCCTTGCCGTTCTTCCAGTCGTAGTAGGACAGCACAGCCTTTCCCTTCGAGCCGTTACCTACTTTGAGGTTTTCATCGTAAATCTCTGTGATGAGATCGCCAGCACCGTTGTACGCTTTGATCGGGTAACCGCTCTTGCAGGTAATGAACTTACCCTTCTCAGGCTGCTTGGGATTGCTGTTGCAAGACAGCCCCATGCTCTGTAGTTTCTCTACAGCAGCGTCACTCAGGTTGCAAAGGTCAACAGAATACTTCTCGTTCATGTTGAGATGGTTAAGAAATGCCCAGTAAATGTCGGCATTGACTACTACATTAGACATAATTGTCTCCTCTTGGTTGTCCCTTATGGGAAGGTTCACAGTGTATAGTAAGACAAGCAGAGTAGGTTGTCAATGGGTGGCGGCCCATGTCTTCCCTATCTTGTACTCGCCATCTAAAGGACAGTTGAGTCCTAAAGTCTTTCCAGCTTCCCGAATAGCATAGACAGCTTGCATACCTACAGCGTGTCCTGCCCACTCAGGAACCTCTATCTGCCACTCATCGTGTACGTTAGCAACGAACTTGTGTGGTAGCTTTAATTCTTTCAGTGCTTTGTCCAGCAAGACCACAGCTTCCTTCATCACGATAGCTCCTGCGCCTTGCAATAGTGTGTTGAGACTGGAGTGAGCAGAACGGATAAACAGCTTCCTACCATCCAGCCCCTCCAAGTAGCCCTTGTCAGTACACTTCTCAATCCTCTGACGTAATGCCTTCAGAGCTGGCGTGTTACTCAGGAACTTCTCAATCAGATCAAGCCCGTCCCCATAAGAGCCTCCCGCTATCTGTCCTATTTTAGAAGGGCCAGCACCGTACAGGAAAGCATAGATAAAAGTCTTTGCTTGATCTCTAGTGGACAGCCCTGCCGCTTTCTGGTTGGCTGTGTGTATGTCCCCTGAGAGTATCTCGTAAGTGTACTCCTCGTCATCCATGTAGTGAGCCAGCATACGTAGCTCCAGACCACTAGCATCAGCACCCACTAGCACATTGCCTTCCTCTACAGTCCAGCACTCCCGACACTCCCTACCGAAAGGCACACTGACGGCTGGCACTTGGGCCATGTTGGGACTCAGGTGTGTCATACGTCCAGTGATAGCACCGTTGGTGATGACTCTGCCGTGTACCCTGCCGTCCCTGCCCACTGCTTTGAGCCATGACTCTGTCTGGGCTGCTCTCTTCTGTAGCATGAGGTAGCGGTTGATGAGTCTAGTCTCTGGCGTGTCCAGCTTGTCTAACACTTTCTCATTGATAATCCACTGTCCTTTCTCTGTCTTGTCAGTCAGCTTGATGCCGTGAAGCATAAGCCTCTCTGCTATCTGCTGGCGTGAGCCTACGTTAAAGGGCTGTAGCTTTGCTTTGTTGAACTTCGGTATGGTCTTCCCCATGAACTCCTGCGTCTGCTTCTCTGACAGCCTGGGAGTACACTCAGGAGGGAAGACTAGCTGTAGCCTCTCTGTTATCTGTTCCATCTCTTTCTCTACTGTCAGGAACAAGTCGTTACACTTCTCGATGTCCAGCTTGAAGCCATTGACTTCCTGTTGCTTGAGGATGAAAGCTACGTCATGCTCTAACTTGATAGACCTAGCAGAGAATCCTCTCAGGTCTGCCAGCAGTGTTTGATGTACTCTCGCTGTCAGTGCTACGTCCTGCGCACAGTAGCCCTTCATCTCCTCTGTCAGCCCACCATCGTAATCATGGAAGTCTATCTTCGGGAACTTCAGCTTCTCACCCCAGACCTCCAAGCTATGCTTTCTTTCGTCAGCGTGTGCCAGCCTAGACAGCACAAGAGTATCTGTCTGTTTGTTGGCTGGTATCTTTATGTTCCAAACTGCTTCTAATACTGGCGCGTCAAAGCCGATGATGTTGTGTCCTACTACCTCGTCAGCGTTGTCTATAACTTCCTGAAGACCTATGCTGTCAGTGAACATCGCACTGCCTTGAGCATCCTGCACACAGCAACACCAGATAACATTGTGTGCCATGTTAGTTTCAATATCTAAATAGATCGTCTTCTTCATCGTAGTCATGCGGTAGCGTCTCCTCCTCGTCTGCAATGTCTCGCAAGTCCTCTCTGTCTATCGTATCTACCTCGTCCACAATGTAACTGTAGCAGTTATTACAAAGGTCGATGTACTCCATTGTCTCGGCTGACTTCCTTGTCGCCTCGTAATCCGTCAGCAAAACATTGCAAGCAGCACATCTCATTTTAATTCTCTACCGCATCTAGCACAGATGAACTCATCATCTGGTGTGTACATCAAGTGCATATTGTCGTGGAATCCTAGAAGACATTTGATCTTACCTATCAGTTTTAACACTGTCCACCTCCTTAACTAAGTATAGTTACTTCTTCTTTAGTTTCTATCCATACCTTTGCTCCGCAGGACAATGGTTTGTCTGGCGAATAAACAACCTTACCGCTTTTAAACGCAACTTCGTTGCAATAAATGTTGTCTTTATAAGTCTTCACTGTTATTACTGGTAAATTAGAACCTTGTTTGTTGTTCTTTTTTACGTTGTGTTGGTTAACGTGTATTCTTGTTAGCATTGTCCACCTCCTTAATTTCTGAAAGTCTACCTGTTACTGCGTCATAGTGCAGGTTACAGCATGGTCCTGTCAGACCACTAAACCTGTTCTTCAACACCCTGACCTTGGTTGTGTTACGCTCGAACACATCGTCAGCCTGAGCGTTCCTTTCCAAGCCTAGCACAATATCACTGAGCTGGGCTATAGCACCAGAGCCTCTGAGCTGTGACAAACTAACCACTGCTCCCTCTTCATGCCCCTTGCTGTCCGGCCTTTTCAGGTGACTAACAGCGAACACTGCACAGCCTGTCTCTTCAACCAGAGTCCTGAGTTTAGTCATGACTTCATCGAGAGCCTTGCGCTCATCGCCATTGCTCTGACTGGAGACAATCATGGTGATGTGGTCGAGGATTATGTACTTGCAGTCCAGTGCCTTCGCCATGTGCCTGATACGTGCCATGACGTTATCGACTCCCAGGCTACCCCAGTGATCGAAGAAGTGGAATCTCCCTGATGCCATGGTGTCATCAAACGCTTCCTTCCTCTCCTGCTTAGTAGCCTTGATGTCAGGCAGATGGAGTGGTTTGTTGGCAGACAGGGACATCATAGACTCTACTGTCTTGCGGGTTGACTCCTCAAGCATGAGCATACCGATATTGTCTTCGGTGTTCTTCATGATGTGGTAGGTAATCTCCCGTAGGAACTGTGACTTGCCCAGTCCAGAACCAGCAGTGATAGTGATTAGCTCACTGAGCCTGATGCCGTAGGTCAGCTCATTGATACCAGAGTAGGGGTACTGTAGCTCTGCCCCTTTCAAGGGCTTCGAGACTTCGTTCCACAGACTAGCACCGTTGATGATACCGTCAGGCACGTACTTCTCTGCGCCCCACCAGACAGTGTTGAACTCCTGCTTGTTATCAGCTACGAGATAATCACAGGCATCTTTCATGCCTTTCAGGTGCTTGATAACCTTCGCCTTACCACCGAACAGCTCTGCCACTTCCTTTGCAGCTCGCTGTCCCGGCTCGTCTGCGTCAAAGCAGATGACGATGTTGTCAAAGGAATCGAGATACTCGTAGTTAGCTTTGCAGTCCTTCAATGCGCCACTCGCACCAGACCTAACTGACACAGCAGGGTACTTACTGCCTGTCATCTGGTACACAGCACACGCATCGAACTCACCTTCGGTTATGGTGATGGACTTGGCACAGCCAGCCGCGAATAACTGCTGACCAAACATCAGCGTCTTCTGAAAGTCTCCTGATGTGTGGAACTTCTTATCGTGGTGACGTACCTTGGCGGCAATAGGCACAAGGTCTGAGTCCTCACCGAAGTACGCAAAGTAGATTCTCTCAGGTGTACTCAGGACACCGTACATCTTCGCGGTTGCTACAGTCAGCTTGCGCTCAGTGATGCCAGAGTAATTGCCAGTAGTGAGCAGATTCTGAATGTCACTGAACGGTTGCTTCGGTATCCCTTCCAGCTCTGTCTTCGGCAGTACCACTGCTGGAGCAGCATCGCTCGCTTTGTGGTATGTCTCACACGAGAAGCAATAGCTCCCGCCATCATCATAATACGCCTTTGCGTCTGACGAACCACAGTCATCACACGGTTGGTGTGCTAATTGAATACTCACTCAGTCCTCCTCAATTTGTTTCAGCGTGGGCTGTGCTGAGTAGTCCTGCCGGACATACCTGTGCCACTCCGCTTGCTCCAAGTAGAGCTGGCGCAAGTCTACACCAGACACTTTGTACAAGTCCACAGCTTTGTCGATGGTACACAACCCATTGCGTACATCAGCACAAGCCTGGCTCAGACGTACCACGTACTCACTCATTGGTGTTTCATAGAGTCGTTCTATCATTTGACTACCTCCATTTTACATGCTACCCTCTTACTACATAGTAGAAACATTAGAGGGTTGGCTGTTGTATGTTGTCTCTGAGTTCTCAGAGTAAACTATAAAGTTACTATTTAGTAGCAACTCATAGCCGTAGCACTCCAAGCCTTTCCTCAGTTCAATCACTCCATGTCCCGTATAAACCAGACAGTGTGGCTCACCAGTAGTCCTGAGAGCCTCTCTGAGGGCGCTGACGGCTTCTTCTTTCGTTCGTAATACCACCCTATACCCCCTTCTTCAAAGGCCTCAGAGGGCATACCAGAGACTCTGAGTCCACTTGCAGGGGAGACAGGGGTTGGAGAGCTTGCAAGGGCTGTGTGCGGATTACTCTGCATTGTGCCATGTCAACCAGCCCGTCCATCTGCTCGCACACTTCCGCGTATGTCATGTCGGTAAACACAAAGCCATAGCCTGACCACTCAAGCTCCCAGTCTGCTTTCATCTCTTTCGTTTTCATCTTCACTCCTCTTTAACTGCTTGATTTATCAATGTTTTTAATACTTTGTGGACTTCTGCCATAGCATCTACCTCACCTCTGAGCATCTCGTATGTGTAAAACTTGTACTCACACTCATGACATACTCGCGCTCTCCTGTCAGCTCCGCGCATTTTCTTCGAGCTTCTGGAGTCTGTGACGTAGGTCTTCGGCTCACCACAATTAGGACACTGCATCACTCTTTTCCTTTTGCTTTGAAGTTGTGATAGCTCCTGATTAGGGCTTCCACTTTCTCGTGTTCACTGTACCTGTTCCAGTTTATTACGTCCTCTGCGTCACGGTAACAGCCTATGCAGACTGCATCACCCAGAGTCGTTGCCGAGCAGTAGCCTATGCAGGGCGACTTAATCCGCAAGGGTTTGGGTTGCTCGTTTGGATCAATGACTATTCGCATAATACTCTCCCATGATAATTCTCAAGCACATCCCATGCGTATTCTTCAGCCTCTTCGTCAGTCTTTCCTTTTTCAAGTCCTTCCTGAAATTTTACTTCTAAATACTCCTCTATATGCGGGTTACTTATCATTCTTTTCCTCCAGATACCCTCTTCTTTACAGTAATTATTTAATTCTCGGAGGCCACGAATATTCTTTGCCCACCACCTACACGACATCTCCCACATATCCGTCCATTCAAGAGAGGCGTATTCATATTCTCTAATACTTTTTTCCGAGTGAGATATAAATTCGCTTATGTGCTGTATTAATTTCGATACGTTTTCTTTGTCTATTTCATTACCGATTTCAAAAGGCTCCCAGTCTTTAATATGAAAGATAATTTCAATTAAATTGGGGTAGCGTCCGCACTTCTCCATCTCGCTAATCTTCATTACTTTTTTTCTCCTCTAGGGTTTTTATGTATTGGTTATGGTTTTCCAGCACAGCTTGTTTCAGTGTTGCCAGGCTGTCCTGTTTTCTTTCAAGGCGTAGCTCACAGTCGCACTGTGGCTCATACAGTACAAACCAGTGATCGCCTGTTGCATACGGGTCTCTATCCTCGGCATATCTGGCATCACAATAAGGGCAATGCATTAGTCTTTTCCTCCTTTTGTCTGTGGAATGTCCACGTTACACATCATGTGGTACAAAGTCAATCAAAAAGATACCATCTCCACGAGCGCGTAGGCATACAGTACGATGCACACTGTGGCTGGTAGGCAGAATACGATTAAATCTCGCGTAAAGTTTTTCATTTTAGTGCCTCCGATATTCCTAAAAAGTCAAACACCTGGGCCGTGGTATACGGTACTGTGTATCTCTCAAGGAACAGCCTGAACAGTCGTTCCCCAGTCTCACCGTCCCAGCGATTAAGGATGAGTCTCACTTGTGGCTCTGTGATTTCCATTACAGCACCTCCTGTTTAACTTCGAATGTAAAGCCCAGCTCTTTAGCCAGCGTGACAGTCTCCCGCGTAAAAGTCTTGCTACCCACCAGCCTTGCCAGTTTGAGCCCTGCTTCGTTTACAGGATAGATGCGTTCATTGCCATAGGCTGTTTTGATTTCTACTTCGATTACTGTGTTCATTGGTTATGCTCCTCTTTGTTTTAAATCCACAGTTTGCCGTTTTCTTTGAATAACCATCCATTGGCGTCTGCCATTTCCTGCATATATTCCTCACTGTTTTGATAGTCACATTCAGCTATTACAGCTAACAGCCACCTCTCCGCACAATCTTGCATTAATTCCTCGAAATTCCTTTCATCAGGATTTTTTACAAAGGCGCGTATCTCATCCAGACAATCCTCATCCATGCAATAGCCAGTAAACGGGCAGTCACCATCCAGTAGACCATTAGAAAGTAATCCTGATTCGTATAAATAGTCTCGTAATTCAGCACCAGACAGCTCCGATACAGTAGCATTCAGCGGATATACTTTCACGTTATTACCGCGACAAGCTGAATCCCCTACACTATAATCTGCTAACTTTAAATCGAAATGATCGCAGAATGATTGCAAGCTGTCTATGTTTTCATCCATCCAGTCATACCCATTCTTGATAGAATACAAAGCATTTTCCTTTGCCGCCTCTGATAATTCACTGTATTGATATAATGTAATAGATACTTGTTCCATTGGTTATGCTCCTCTGTTATATGTTTATGTCTTTTTTGATATTTCCGTTATTATCCAGCCATCGCAATTGATTTGCACAATCAAAGCAGACTACTGAATACTCTCCTTTCTTGTCTGGTACTGTTACAGGCGCGACATACACCCATGGATTTTTTATCTCACATTTCCTGCATCTTGTCGTTGGCAGTGTTTTCATTGTTATTGCTCCTCTACTTTCTTCGCCATATCATTCAGTAAATCATATACCTCAGCACTTTGGCTCCCGTCCTCACGTTCTGACTCGATACTCGTCATACCGGGATTAAATACTTCACCCAATGCGCATAAGGCCGCATAGCTCTTTGATGTCATGCCGTCATGCCACTCAGTAAAATGCCAGTAAGCCCCTACAATTAAGTCAGGTAGTGAACAGTGGCCGTATTCACCTATATACCATATGTCCTCTGTTTCACCATCATGCCTCATGATTTCGTTTGATAGTGATATAAGACAATCTTGCAATCGTTCATAATCCAATGGTGGATTTATAGTACATACTGTTTTTTCTGCAAGGTTAAATAAGCTCTTTATGTTTTTCATCTTGTTATATCTCCTCCAAGTCTTGAGCTAATACTTTAAACCATTGTTCAGCATAATCATCTGACACAATCCAAACAGGGTCTACTCCTGCGTCTTTTGCTATTTCTTCGGCTGAATCATAATCTCCACAATCTCCAAGCCTTGCTAGATGCCCAGTGTTCCAGTCTAAGGCATACCAAATTCTTTCTTTGTTTTTAAACTGCGCTTTCATAGCACCTCCTGTTTGATTTCAAAAGTAAAGCCAAGCTCTTTAGCCAGCGCGACAGTTTCCCGCGTGAACGTCTTACTGCCTACCAGCCGCGCTAGTTTCCTCCCTGCTTCATTGGTTGGGTAAATGCGCTCGTTGCCGTATGCTGTTTTAATTTCTACTTCTATTATTGTGTTCATTGCTTATTGCTCCTCTACTTTACTTGTTAGAAACCAGCGACTATGAATCCGCCATTGCCTATTTCAATCACTGTTGTCTTGTCTTGTATGTCGTCCATCGTAGCATACTGGTCGCCATAGTCTACTTGGAAATCGCCCAGACTATTGTACTCTGTGTAATCACAGCAAAGCCCGATAACATCAAGCTCCAACTCCTCTCCTGTGTCGTTCTCGTAGTCTTCCAGCCATTCAAACAAAGCCTGCAAGCCTTCATAGGTAAATCTGCTGGCGCGGATTGCTTCGAAAGCATTGCGGAAATCTGTGAAGTTTACTGTCTTTTTCATTGGTTATGCTCCTCAGTTATAAACAATAGTTTGTCAATTCATGTTCTCTAAACAAGTGATTGTCCAGCATAGCGTCTTTATTGTAGCTAGATGAACAGCTAAAAATCCATGCTCCATTGCTATCCCGCCATGCGTTATTCAGTGACACATACACTTGAAACATTGGCGAATATGCTGTCTTGTACATTGTCTGCTTGTGTGTCGTGTTCATTGGTTATGCTCCTCTATATGTGGTCTTTAAAAACTGGGTACGTTTCACCGAATCTTTGCGCAATCTTTGTAAGAGTCTCAGCAGAGGATTTACCGTAAAGTTCCTCCCTGTCCCAAAATCCTACACCATGCCCGTTCCTAGTAAGCCAGAAATCATGCCCAGCTTGCTCTTCTAAATGGTCTGACATATAGCACTGGACGCTAGAATAGAAAGCCAGACAATCAATGGCAGACTCTCTCAGGAAATCGCTGTCAAGTTCTGCGCCATGTTCAGGCTGATCAATGTCACCGCATTCTGTGAAGTCAATTGCTTCGAGATACGCATTAAAAAAGGTCTTTTCTTTTTTGGTCATTTCAATTTTCATTGTTATTGTCTCCTCAGTTAAAAACAAGTAAGTGTCACTACTACTTTAGATGGTTACAAGGTGCGCATGCCCGTCCTCAAAAGCTCTTAGGGCATGGTCTATTGTTACTGGTTGGTAATCTTCAGCTTGTTTAAGCGTCAGGATAGTGACACTGCACGGCCCTTCAGCGTATTCACGCTCCTTTTCTAACCGTGAAAGGTAAGCGTGTACTGTCGCAGGTATCCAGCGAATGTATCGGATTTCTGCCATGTCGCAATCAATGCCCCATATTTCAACTGCTACCTTGCCAGCTTTTGAATTGTCTTTAATAAAATTGGCAATATCAGCACGTTCCTGCAACCTGTCTATGTTTTCATTCTTGTGCATTGTTTGTCGCTCCTAAATTATGGCGCGTCCCTGCGCCTTGTTAGTTTTACTTATTCAATTTTGTTGCTGTTATGATTTGCGCTATTGCTGAATCATAATCATAGCCATAACCATGCGCCCTTAAGACCAGTTGCATGTTAACAGCATCACTATGTTCTACGCTCCACTTGTAGGCTTCATCATCTTCTAACTTGAAGTGTATAAATGTCTCGCTCTGGTTTTTGATAATGTCTAACATCTTTTAATCCTCTAATTGATAATGATTCTCACTTGTATATGGCTGGTCTGTTTGCTTCGCCAATGGGGGCAATGTATAAAAGGCTTTATATACTGTCAACACTTATTTTAACTTTCTTGTATCTTGTACATTTTTTGACCAGTAGCATTCTTTCTTCTACTATATGCCCATGGCTGTATTGTTGCTGTATTGTTTCTATGGGGTACTGCCTAGCCACACACACTCG